TCATTTGCACGACACTAACAAGGTTTTCAGTTTCGGTTTTACCTCCGAAAAGTTTTGCTAAAATTTCCATGTCTTCGTTATTTGTTTCTTGTTCAAAACTCTTGTTTATATAAGCATAGGCGTCCTTTTCAGGTAGCCCCATTACTTCATTGTTGTAACCGCCAGTAGTTGCGATGCGATCAATCATTCCTTTCTCAAGCATTTGTTTAGCATCGAAGAAATAATCCTTTCCGGAATCAACCATGTCGTTGATCTCTTCTTCAGTAAATTTTGTGTGGTTCTTTAGGATTGTTCGGAATTGATCCTTTATTAAATCGGTGTGAAAATCTTTTTTGCCATCGGCTCTACGCGGTGCATGAATCATCGCGCGGCTATGTGGGTATGCTGTCCTATCGCTTCCAACGATTAAAGCAAGCCCGGCCATTGAATAGGCAAATCCTACATTTTCAGTCTTTGCTTTTGTCTCAATTATGGAATCTACTATGTCCCAACCTCTATAAACGTTTCCGCCCATAGAATTTATTTTAACCGTAACATCCTTACCTTGGCCTTTCCAATCGTAAATCTCAGCCGCGAACGACTCGCCAGAAATACACTGTTCTTCAGGTGTAGACACTCCAATAGTTCGATTTAACAGCATAAAGGCCGTATTACCGATCAATTTATTGGTGTACTTACTTACTGAAAGTGTCTCCAATTTTGGCTCTGTTTATTGGTTGTTTCCAATTATGGGAATAAAGTACCTAATACGGAATGACATTTCAAAATGATTATTGAAAAATATTTTATTGAAGTGTACTTTTGAGTATGAAAAAATGGTATCCTAAAAAGATTGGACAAGAACTAAAGTTTAAAGTTCCTACCCATAAAGGTTTATCCCCAAGAGGAAGTAGAATTAGCGTACATAATCCGGCTCACGCTGCTTTTGGAAATTCTTTAAGGATTTATAGAGCAATAAAATGCGCCCCTCCGTGGTTAACAGATTCTCAATTAGCCGAAATGAAAGAGTTCTATCTTGAATCTAGCCTAAAAAAGCTGGCAACAGGAATACCGCACGAAGTAGATCATATAGAACCTATCAATGGTGAGAACTCATGCGGGCTTCATGTGCCTTGGAATCTTAGAGTTATTACTAGGTGGTCAAACAGGAGTAAACACAATAAATTAATCGAAAACTTATAAATCAATAAAAATTATGAAAACGCTATTCGCTATTGTCGCTTTATTAATCTCATTTTCGGTTAACGCCCAACGTTTACAAGTAAAAAACGGAGAGATTCAAATTACCGCATCATCAAAAGAAAGTGTTAATGATGCCTTTGTTTTAATTAAAAAACTTGCGCCTGTTAACATGAAATGGTATGATAGGTATGTGGTGAAGGACGGCAAAACTTATTACCGATCACCACTGAATAAAAGAAAGACTTATTTAGTCGATGGCTTTAAACTTCGTAGACTATAGTAATCCATCCGCGATTATAAGAAGTGCTATCGAAAGCTGTATCATCAAAACCTCCTCCTGTTAATCTGGCCAAAACTATTACGGTTGAAGTGATCGGCACAGGCACTATGTTATTCGCAAAGAACAATTCAGCTACTCCAGTTGTTGACAGGGATGATGGAACAGGAAATTGTCCCGTACCTGCATCATTTCTAATGACAGCGGAAACGGAACGTATTTTTGTAAAATCTAACCCGTGCGTAACTTGTTTTGTTGCATCGGCATCCATATCCCAATCACCTATTTCAATAATTTTGGTTCTTACATTTACCCCTTCGCTTGACATCGCTTTCCATCTGCGATTATCTAAATCAGTTAATGAAGCAATAGTAAGATATTGACCCGCGCCAGGTGCAGACCCTACAAGCTCAGCACCTTTCGTAACGGCCACAACTTGACTACTTGAGTCTTCAAAAGTTCGTGTATCGTTGACCGCTGTTGATGGAGCGATGTATTTTGTGAAAGATTGATTTGTAACGGCAGCAATACGCATGAACTCCCCATTCAAATAAACTATCCCGGCTGTCATATCGAAGTTACCCGCGTTGGCAGTAGTCACGCATCCGGAAATAACAAGACCTTCGGTATTACTATCGAAAGCTGAAAGCATCGCTTGTATGACCGCCCAAAGTTCATCATTGAATATCGTTTTCAAATCGTCTTTGAATATTGGAGCGCCTCCTAAACCTGTGGATGTAAATTTTTTCATGTTAGTACGTTAATATTTGAAAGTTCGGCCCTGCTAACTTATAAAGGTTAGCATACGCCCGAACGCGTCTTTCTAGTTCTGTCGTGTAAATACCTACCGGAATGTAAATGATAAAGTCGTAATCAACCGTTCCAAGTTCGGAATCCTCAGCAATGTAAACCGGATCGTTTTCGGATGGCTCACTAAAGTAAACCGGTGTAAGTTCAGATGATTCGTAAAAATATTGATTCGTTGCTATGTCGCGATTCCACTCAATGTAAATAAAAGGCGCTGAAGTAATACCAAAAAGATCATTCAAAGCCGCTTGTAAAACTATCTTGCGACCGTTCCACTTCGCTACTTTAGTAGTCTGAGTTTCGAAGGTCTTCAGTAAATCGGTATTTGTCTGCAATGGCTTAACCAAAGAAGCTAAAAAGTCCTTTAACTGACTACCTCCCGAAACTACGTTTAAGTCTTTCATCCTACTGTGAGTACTACTTTATTTATTACTATCGTTGGGAAACTCGTTACATCTACCAATGGCTTGTTAAATACGTCTGCCTCTAGTTGCACCTTTATATTCCGCTGTAATACCTGTCGGCTTTGTGTGCCTTGCAAGTACTTCCAAATAGAAACACCAACCAAAGGCCATTGCTTCCAATGTCCTGGTGAACTCACAAGTATAAACCAAATGTACAAGTTTGAAGGCTCCACCGGTGCGAAATCGTCTACCAATAAAACGAAATCAGCATCCCGTAACACTGGCGGGAGCATCTTTTCGACTTGAATTGACCATGTGGTGTCAAACAAACTCATATATTTTCAGCGGTCATGGTAATGGTATCGTCCAAAGTATTACTTGCGGTGTCCTCACTGATTAAGTACCCGGCTACTGTGGTGTAGTACCCTTGCACATCGATGTCCGTTGCTGATCCTAAAACTACAGTTGCTTGACGGGCTTTAATGTCGGTCAATGTTACACGTGAAACCCCCGGAACGGCTTGAATTGCATCAACTAGCTTTATCATGAAGATAGTACCGTCAAAAGCTACATCGGAAAACGTTGCAAAGAAATTATCAATCGCATCGATTACAGCCGCTTTTACTGTGGCCTCAACATATTGACCCAAAAAGTAAACAGTGGCCTCAACTCTCATTCGATCAGGATCAAGGTTTATGAAAGTAGTTCTAACCCCTGCGAATCCTACCCCTTGAGTCGTGGCGGTTCCAAAGTAGTAATCTTTTAACGCTGCCAGTTCTGGCGCGGATAAAGGAGATAAAGACGGTACGGTTCCTTTTGCAACCTTAATTGCGATAACCCCTGAGCTTAATTGCTTCACGCTTGCCCGTGTCACTATTCGCGCTGACTCATCTACAGGATCGTAACCCGGCACAAAGTCAGTTATCGTAACCACATCACCGAATTGAAATTCTAAAATCTGCTGGCGTACCCATGCAACGTTTCCGGAAACAGCACTATCCGCGATGGCCTGAATGTTTGCCGTGAAAATATCGATCATCGTTTCAAGTGTGAACATCGACAATGCCACCACATAAATAATGATATTGAAAACAGAAACTTGACTACCTCCGTCCTCCGGAAAAATGTAATCATCTAAAGACGGGTAAGTCCTGATAGCTGTTTTTATTTCGGTCTGTATTACTTCCAGTGTTCGTGCCATTAGCTTAAAGTTATTTCAATATTCACAGGGTTGGTAGTTACATCAGTCGCACGTTTGAATGCGTGAACAGCGCGGAAACGGGTTCTATAATCAATATACGGGACTTCAACGTTGTTAAAATCTTCGTCAAATTCGGTCTTCACTTCCTGAAATGTTGTGAATGTAAGACCGCTTGCATCGGTCGGAGCCATCAATTGAATAGCCGCGTCAAAAGCTTCACAGAAATCAAATGTAGTCAGCCGTTCAAACTTATAACTCTCAACTCCAAACCTAAAACGCACCGTTTGATTGGATCTGATGTGCCATACGCTGAATATCACAACGAAGGCACAAGCCGATTACCTCAACGAAAGTTTATAGGCGAGTCGAAACAACTTTTAGTTAAGAACGGAAAAATATTGATGCAGACAATAAAAACAATAGTTTGAAAGAGTTATTCGAATATATTAAAGCGCAAATCGAAGCCCGTGTAACTTACACAAGGCAGCCAGGAGGCACACCACCACCTACTCCGGTAACCTCATGCGTTTTCAAAACTATTCGGATGTGGAATAATCAATTTGCCCACAGCAACGGAACTGACGATAAGAACAAGCCAAAAGGATGGAAAGACGAAAAAGCTTTTCCTTACCCGGCTTGCTTTGTTGAGTTCATCGTTGAGCAGGTCGACAATTATTCGATGGGAATTAAAGATTATTTACTAACGGTGCGTTTTAGGTTTGGAGTAGAAAGTTATAAGTTTGAACGGTCGGAAACTTTCGACTTCTGTGAGGCTTTTGACGCTGCTATTCAATTGATGGCCCCGACTGAGGCAAGCGGATTGACATTCACAACCTTCCAAGAAGTGAAGACCGAATTTGACGAAGATTTTAACAACGTTGAAGTACCTTATATTGATTATAGGACTCGTTTCCGCGCTGTTCACGCTTTCAAACGTGCGACTGATGTAACTACCGACCCTGTGGATATTGAAATAACTTTAAGCTAATGGCACGAACACTGGAAGTAATACAGACCGAAATAAAAACAGCAATAAGGACTTACCCGTCTTTAGATGACTACATTTTTCCGGAAGATGGAGGTAGTCAGGTTTCTGTTTTCAACATCATTATTTATGTGGTGGCATTGTCAATGTTCACGCTCGAAACGATGATCGATATTTTCACGGCAAACATTCAGGCCATCGCGGATAGTGCTGTTTCTGGTAACGTTGCATGGGTACGTCAACAGATTTTAGAATTTCAGTTCGGTGATGTGGTTACGATAACGGACTTTGTGCCTGGTTACGATCCTGTAGACGAATCCGCGCGAATAGTCACCCGCGCAAGCGTGAAACAACTGAGCTCAGGAGTTATCGCGATTAAGGTTGCAAAGGGCACGGTTCCGTCTTTATCTCCTTTGTCTGGGCCTGAATT